AGGATCCAGCCAAAACTAATGTAATTGATTCTATTAAGGTATTAAGATGTGTTTGTGAAAACAGTATTAGTGTAGTTAGTTCTATATTACTTAGTGATAATATGTTATTTTAAACAAACGGGCGAACCATCACAATGAATTCATAAATTAGTAATAGAACTACTGAAACGATCAGGATTCTTATTAGTATTGTCTTAATCATATTTATAGATTTTGATACCAGATACTTGTTGCACTATCTTTTAACATTTGCGGTATTTCCAATTTAGTTGTATTATCATCATAAATAGGATATTGAAAACTATCAATCCTATTAGGATTTGTTGGATATCCACCAATTAAATAGTTAATACTCGTTTCTGGTGATTCATATAATATAGTATTATTAATATTATAACCTATATTTAGTATAGAATGATATGGTACTAATGAGTCTAATACCATCATACCGCTGCCATCGTGGTGATAGGTAAAAGTATCACCTAAGGTTTTAGGTATATTAATCTCCCTAGAGTAAGGGATAGCAATAAATACTCTCTTTAATACCGGTACTTTTGTTGTACTTCCTGTATTTGTTGTTGGATTAGTAATATATTGATCAGTCTTTTTAGTACATGCTAAAAAGACTAAAGAACTTAAAATGGATAAATATACAAGTTTCATAATAATTAATTTTTATAAGGCAAATATAATGAATTATTTGCAAAGAAAATGTTAAAGCTTTAAATGATAGAAAAACTAAAGAAATTGTGTGGGAGTATGACTTATAAAGATGGTTATATTTTCTTTTTAAGTCCTAGCGAAATGGAGGATTATAGAAACGAATGGCATTCTTTGCATCGTATTAAAGAAGGACTAATATGGGAGCTTGATAAAAAACTTCGGCAAAACAATTTTAATTCTATTCCTATTATAGTTTTTGATGACGAAGTTATAGATACTCCTTTATTCTTAAAAGAGGATTTTATAGATTGGCGTAGAATTAAATAATATTACAATAATCACTAATATTCTGGAATATATTATCAAAATCTTCTGCTTTCTTCCAAAGGAATTGCTTATCATAATTATTCTGTTGTCTAAATGGTTTTAATTCATATAGTTTACCAACTATTCTTTCTTTTCTTTCTTTATAAAGTTCCCTATTCTTCCTTTTAATTTCCTCGGATTGTAATTTCTTAGGCTTTGGTCCTATTGGATTCCTTTTCATTACCCATTTAAGATTTTCTAATCTTATATCATCCTTATTACCATTAATCATAATAACATATGGTAAATTTTGAGGATTTGGTAAGAAATGCAAAGCTAAAGTTCTGTATAAGGGATAATTTTTTCCTTTACCATCTTTAGAAACACAAAATGAAGTATCTCTGTGCTGGTTTTTACAGGGATTAATGAAATAGTTATTTTTAATATTCTTAACTCTTCCTAAATTAGAAATTTGATAATTGGGATAATCTATAAAAGGAATAAAGTATTCTTCTTGTTCCATAATTGTTTTAATAATTATAGATGAAACTATGTCTTGTGTTTCTTATGATTTGCAGGAACTGCAATATGATATGAATTGTTTGTTAGGGACCTCTAAGATACTAATGAATATCTAACAGGCCGGAAATTACACTCGTAATTATTTTAGCACTGTTTTCCTGAAAGGTTTCAAACCAATTCGTTATTAATTCGTTAATGTAATTTTAACACTATCTTCTTGAATAAAAATAAGGAGTTATCACTATAATTATAAAAGAATATGGCAAGGAGAATTGGTAAGAGAATGCCTAAGTTAATACAGGTACAAGATATACATTTAAAGAATTATGTTAATTCCATCCAAAAGGCTGTTAAAGATGGATTATTATATAGGACTATAGAAAATTCTCACTTTCATCATTGGTCATATAATATCGAACATGAATTAGATGTTATTGAATTATCTAAAGAGGATCATATAAAAATACACATTTATTTAAAATATGATGAAAGTACACTAAAATGGAAGAATGAAAATGGTCGTGTTCTAGCAACAAAAGCAGAGCACTTAAAGCATATCAAGAAAATATTAAATGGTCGCTTAAATGAGCAAAAGAACTGCCGTTGCGATTAAAACTTTGTATATCTTTCTGTGTCGCGATGCCAAAGCATCTCCCAAGGAACTTTACCTATTTGTTCTCCCTCATATTTACCGTCCCAGGGTTCAATTATTCCTGCATTCTGCGTTTGTCCATTCCATTCTCTAAATGGTTTAATTTTTCTTTTAGTTTTTATTGGTTTTGGTTCATATCCGAAAAGTTGTTTTAAAAGTTCTAAATCTTCATTAGTCATAGTGTGGTTTAATATAATAGTATTTATCCCAGAAACTATACTACACTAAAAAGACCAAAGCTGATGAGGACTTTGATCTTTCTACTTCCTTAAAGGAGCATCTTCTAATGAATTTGATAAAGCAAATATAAAAAAATTATTCTGAATTATGAAATTACAATTGTTAAAGAAATGCAAAATAAAAAGAGCACATTTTTTAGATGTGCTCTAGTCCATTAACTATCACGAAAAAGGATGATTTATAATTCTCCGTTTCTTTTCCTTTCTCTCCTAATACGTTGTAATTCATTAATCCTCTCACGATGTTCCTTTTGGTAATTAGAATGATACACATTTAATTCCTCTTTATGAGCTTCATAATATTCTTTCTTCGAAAGAGCAGTTTTGGCTCTCCTTAGTTCCTGTTTGATAATATCGTTCACACAGCGTGTTTTCATAATACTTATATATGCAAAACTAGGAATTGTTTCTCGTTATTTTCAGAAATTCTGATAAATCTTTCTTTGGTATGGTTGTTACTAATGAATTTTTAGAAAGATTCCAAAGATTTACACCCTTTTCTTGTAGTTTATTATAAAGATTAGTATATGCAGTATTAATTTGTTCTAATCTTTTGAATAATGTATGACCTATTAAATCACAACCTATTAAACCAATTTCTTTTGCTCCCATCTTATAGGCAAGAATTATAGAAATATAGGTGCTATCTACGGAAAAATCAATTTTATCCTTATCTAAATTAATTTCTTCTCGTGTACCTAAATCAAAATGAACTAATTTCTTTTTATTAAAAATAGGTAGATCTAACTGCGAGAAAACTAATTTAGCCGATGTGGATTCAATAAATGTAAAATTATCATTACTAAACGTTGGTACTTCGTTAACACAAACTAAATAATCCACTGGCATATACTTATTAATATAATTTACGCCAATCGTAGGAAGATCAAGATTTGGTGGTAATTGGTTAATGGATTGACCACATCCACAAACAAGTATTTTTTCATGTGAAATAGCGAGTGAATTTAGTGTTTGCATATCTTTCATTAGATTTTATATTATTACTTGTTATTTGCCAACTAAACAAGCGCTACGGTTCATAATTAAAATGATAGTCTTGTTTATTTAAACATAATCTACCCGGATATTCTCCCATTATAGATTTTTCTGTTAATCTTAAAAACCTTTGGAATTCTAAATTAAGAGTTCTTCCTTTTAATCCTGTTTTTTCCTTAAATTCTACTTTAGAAAGACTTTTTAAAACTCTAAAACCCCATTCTTCTATTTTACTTTCGTTGTATAATTTTTGAAATTTAGGGGATTGATGTTTATTTAGATATAATTTTTCCATATGGATACACCAACGATTAAAAACATCTACACTTTGTCCTATGTAAAAATATCCATTAATATGTGTTATTTTATAAATTCCCGAAACTTCGTGCAGTCATGCCATAATATATTGTTTTGTTAGGCTTTGTTAACAACACCGTTATTCCGAAGGAGAGTGTTGTTCTAAAGCTGCAAAGAAACGCTTAACAAAGCAAAACTTAACAAAACAATAAATAAACATTCTTAACCTTCTCTTGTCCAAGCTTTATAAATTGAATTGCTTGAACGTCCCTATTCTTAAGTCCCTATTCCGTGGGGGTCAATGTAGTTTTGTAAACTCCTTCGTCGGTGTTGTTCGTGTTGTTAACATTGCACCAATTTTAACATTGCCATATTTTATCAAGTTGAGCGTTTTAATCCATAACCTGATCTCTATTAAGTAAGAGCGAATCTTTTATTTAGTATATCTTCAAAATAAACCGTGGATAAAATCGTTTTAAAACCACATAAAAGAAAAAACCCAGATTACTGTTTTAAAGCAATCTGGGTGTATGATCCTCGGAATAGGAAATTATGAAAATAACTTTAGTATTTAAGCTCTTAGATGTTCCGAGGATCTTATTGCTTTGTACTATGTATATATCTTTATATTATTTCCAAACTGGAATGTTTCTTCTATTTTAAAAATAGTTTAAAAATAATTCACTTTTTGAGGAGTTTCACATATGATATCTGGATATATAAACTATACATTAACAAATAATATAATCATCACTATGAAAAATCCAAAACAATTACCAGAACACAGATACGCACAAATGCGTCAGTACAATCAGGACAATGCAGAACGTCTTAGAGCCTACCAACTAAATTACAATAATGAAAGAAGTAAAACAGATCCAGTCTTTAAAAGGAAGATGAATTTAGGTAATAAATTAAGAGCTGCTATTAGATATGGTGGTTATAGTGAAAGAAGCTGTTTATACAATATAATAGGAATTCCATATGAAGATTTAAAAATTTATTTGGAAAATACTTTTTATGGGAATATGAATTGGGAGGATAGGGCATCTTTTCAAATCGATCATATAATAGCACTATCTACTGCAACCACTGTAGAAGAAATAGATAACTTATTTTTCTGGAAAAATATGAGGGGTCTTACCCCTGCTGATAATAGGAAAAAGAGAAATTATCAAATCTAAATCTGAAACTCTAAAAAATCTAAAACTATAATATAAAAAGAAATAAGAATGAAACAAATCATCAAAACTATAAAGGAGAATCCAGAAGCTCTTTCAACAATTGCCAGATTTTGGTTTGTATGGTCTATAATATCATTTTGGATTGCATTAGTAATTTACGTAAAATAATATAAAAGAAAGAAAAATGTATATAGTATTCCAAATTAACGGGGGAATAGGTAAATGTGTATTAGCAACTGCTGTATGTAAAGCCATTACCAAGAAATTTCCTAAACACAAAATTATTGTAGTATCAGGATATCCTGAAGTATTTATAGGAAATCCTTATGTTTACAAGTCTTTAAGTCTTGCTAATTCTCCCTACTTCTATAAGGATTACGTCGAGAATAAGGATACTAAATTCCTTTTACATGATCCTTATATGGAAGAGGATTACATCTACGAACGTAAGCACCTTATTCAAACTTGGTGTGAAATGAATGATATTCCTTATAATGGAGAACTTCCTGAATTATTTCTAACAAAAAGGGAGAAAGATTATTTCCAAAGAAATTTTAAATCGGATAAGCCTATTATGTTCATGCAAACGAATGGCGGTGCAAATGACCAATTAAAATATTCATGGGCACGTGACATTCCGTATAGTCTTGCAATAGAAATAGTCAAAGAGTTTTCTAATGAATATATTATATGCCATGTTCGTAGGGATGATCAATTAGCATTAGAAGGAACTATTCAAATAAAAGGGACATTTAGAGAAATGGTAGCTTTAGTAATGTTATCTTCTAAAAGAGTTTTAATGGATAGTTTCTTACAACATGTTTGTGGAGCTTTAAATCTTCCATCAACTGTATTATGGATTGTTAATAATCCCAAAGTACTTGGATATGAAATTCACAACAATATTCAAGCTAATACACCAACTACAATACCTGATCTAAGAAGCAGTTATATTGCTAAATATAATATTGGAGGAGAACCAATGGAATTTCCTTATGATAGTGAAGACCAAATCTTTACAGCAAGTAATATAATAGAATCTATAAAAAACTTCTAATGGAAAAACTATTCTTTCAATCATCACTACCACGAGCAGGAAGCACATTACTTCAAAATATATTGGCACAAAATCCAGATATTTACGCAACACCAACTTCTGGTGTTTTAGAACTTATTTATGGCTCTAGAGTTAATTATACAAATAGTCCAGAATTTAAAGCTCAAGATCCTGAACTAATGAAGAAAGGATTTTTATCCTTTTGTAGAAATGGGATGAAAGGATTTTATGAAGGTATTACAGATAGAAAATATGTAGTGGATAAATCAAGGGGTTGGATAGCTCATTATGATCTTCTTGATACTATTTTAGATGAAGATCCTAAAGTTATTTGTGTTGTTAGAGATCTTAGAGAAATATTCTGTAGTATGGAAAAGAACTATAGAAAATCACCGGAGAAAAGTAATCCAGTATTAGATTGGAGTAAAATGCAAGGAACAACAGTTCCTAAAAGAATAGATGTTTGGGCACAAGGTCCTCCAGTCGGGATGGCAATAGAAAGATTACAGGAAGTAATTAGAACTGGGATAGCTTCTAAGATTCTATTTGTTAAATACGAGGATCTTTGTCTAAGACCTGAAATGGAAATGCAAAGGATTTATCAATATCTTGGTATACCAGAATTTGAACATGATTTTGATAATATAGAACAAATAACAAAAGAGGATGATGAAGTTTATGGGGTGTTTGGGGATCATAAAATCCGTAAGTCCCTTTGTTTAACTCCTTCCACTTCAAAGAACATTTTAGGTAAAGATGTGAATGATTGGATTTACAATAATTATAAATGGTTTTACGAATATTTTAAATATAACAAATAACATGGAACTTAGAGATAGATTAGAATTATTTAAAAATAAGGGATGGAAATATAATCTCGATACAGGGGAAATATTTAGTCATATGAATAAATTAATATCTTCATTAGATTCAGATGGATATATTTCATGTAATTTATGGATTGATAATAAAAGAATAAGAATAAAAGGACATCAATTAGCATGGTATCTTACTTATAATGAAATTCCTAATATATTGGATCATATTAATAGAATTAAAAATGATAATAAAATTTCCAATTTAAGAAAAGTAACCTCACAACAAAATAATTTTAATATGAATGCTAAAGGATGCTATTTTGATAAAGATAGAAATTCCTGGAGATCCCTTATTAAAATAAATAGAAAAATTATAAATTTGGGTAGATTTAAAACAGAGGAAGAAGCCCATAATAACTATTTAAAAGCTAAAGAAAAATATCACATAATAAAATAATATAAAATGAGTCACATATATTGGTTTACGGGTCAAAGCGGACATGGGAAAACACATAATGCTAAATTTCTACAAAAGGTCTTGATTAGTAATGGATATCAAGCAATTCATATAGATGGAGATGACATTAGGGAAATCTTTAATAATAAAGATTATAGTGAAACTGGAAGAAGGAAGAATATTGAACTTGCTCAGAATATAGCTCATTTTTTACAAACTAAAAAGTTTGATGTAGTAGTATCTTTAGTATCTCCTTATAAGGATCAAAGAGATCTATTTAAAGAGAAAATGGGTAATAATATTATTGAGATTTATACTCATACAGATGAAGTAAGGGGGAGAGAAAGTTATGAAGTGCCAGATTATCAACCCCCCACTGAAAACTTCGTGGATTTGGATACAACAAATAGGGAATTGAGAGAAAATATAAAAATCATTTATGAATACGAACAAAAACAATACGAACAAGAATTACATAGTCAAATTGGACAAGAGAACATCTAGTTCAGAAAAACAATATTCTCTATTTATTGGACGTTGGCAGCCATTACATTCAGGACATCAATGGTTGTTTGAACAAGTCCTTGATGAAGGTAAAAATGTATTGATAGCAATAAGAGATGTTGAGCCAGATGAAAGAAATCCTTATACACCAGAAGAAGTATTAAAGAATATTTCTAATCATTATAAGATTGAGATAAAAGAAGAAAGAGTTAAAGTAATGATTATTCCTGATATCGAAAGTATTAATTATGGCCGTGGAGTAGGTTATGAAATTATAGAACATATTCCACCAGCAGAAATTGCACAGATCTCCGCAACAAAAATACGCGAACAATTAAATGGAAAGTAAAAAATATAGTGTTAGATTTAATACTACATCCACTAATGATAGGGATCGTTGGAGGTTATTAGAAGAAGGTAATGAAATAATAGTTTCTAATGTTATTATAGATACCCCTGTTTGGACTACTCATGATTATATTGAGGGAATTGGAGATAAATGGCATATCACAACAGAAGGTATACTAGAAATGAAAGGAGACGTAGCTTATATCAATAAGCCTAAAACTAAAGTTACCTTAAGAAGGCATATTTATAAAACAATTACCTGGAGATTAGTAGGAACTATAGATACAATGATGGTTGCTTGGATTATAACAGGGAACCCATTAACAGGATTAAAAATTGGGCTCTTTGAAGTAATGACCAAAATGACCCTTTATTTCCTACACGAAAGAGCATGGTATACTTGGGGGAGATCCAAATAAAAAACCTCCCAAGATGTAGAAACAACAGGAGGTAGAAAGAAAACATTTTAGGGATATTTATTTATTTATCTTTTCTTTTATCAATTTTTCTATTACGAACCCAATTTCTCCAGGCAAAAAATGTTCCTGCAATAGCACATCCAATACAAATAAGATTAGATATTAACGAAATATTTGGTAATATAGTTGCAGTTAATATTGCAGCTATTTTAGATAACCAAGAAACTATAAAAAGAGATAAAGAACCTCCTGATGGATCGTTTTGGTGCATATGATTATTAATAATATTTTATTATAGAATGCCTTATTTGAGCTACATTAGAGGTAGAAGCAGTATTTGCATATTTCATCTTTATCTGTAGAGATAAAGCAGACGTCCAGTCAATTGATGTAATTGAAGCATTATTATTATCCGAAATAAAATAAGCATCTACTGTGGTAGGAGGACCAGAAAGTTGATTTCCATTATCTCCCATGAATGCTGTAAAGTGTAATTCCCCCGCTCCCGATGCACCACTTGTTGAACAGGTTAAATATATACTAGCACCAATTGGTGCTTCCGTTGTAGGACACCATCCATTAGCTAATTGATTATACGAATACATTGTTCCATTAAAGAATATCTGCATACTTTGACCCGAAGTACTATTAGCAGATTTAGCATTACCTGCAGTCCATAATTCCATCGTTTTACCTATCCCGTCTAATTGACCCGCAGGGATAGTAATATCTAGGACTGTTTGTCCTGATGTAGTTGCACTATTAACTGTTACTGGCGTTACATTAACAATGGTTGTATAACCCCCAACTCCACTTGAACCGGAAGTACCATTAACACCAGAGGATCCACTTGAACCTGAGGTACCAGCCGTTCCTGATGTACCGCTAATACCATTAACCCCATCTATTCCTGAACTACCAGAAGTAACACCGACTGCTGATGTTCCACTTGTACCAGACGAACCAGCAGTTCCATTACCTGAAGATCCAGACGTTCCCGTCAATCCAGAAGAACCAGATGAACCTGCAGTTGCATCTATACCAGACGAACCAGAACTACCATCTATACCAGACGAACCATCCAAACCAGTAAATCCATTAATACCCGATGAACCATTTATACCAGATGTACCTGAGGATCCACTAGATCCAAATGCAGTAGCAGTAGTTAATATTGTACTATCAGGGAAAAGAATACCCCCGTTAGCAATTTCAACATATCCAGTATCTCCAGAAGTACCCAAAAGAATATTATTAGCGGGATTAGTATTTCTTATACCACTGGTATTAAAAGAAATATCTCCCATTATTATATCACTTGAATCCTGTATATTTAAAACACCACCTGTATTAATTATACTAATATCTATATTTGGACTAGCACCATCAGAATCATTGATTTGTATACCCTGATTAGCTATTTCTACTAAACCAGATGCCCCTGATGTACCTAATATTAAATTAGTAGCAGGATCCGCAGGTTTTATTCCAAGCTGCCCATAAATCATGTTTCCTAAACTAAAAGTGGAAACATTACCCATTTCAAAATCCCCGTCATTAATAGTAACAGGAACCTGATTATTATTTCCGGTATCATTTAATATTATATTACCATTACCAACAACTAATTGTTGCCATCTAAAAGATGGGGTTCCTAAAACTGAAACATTATCAGTTGCAGGTATAAGATCCAAAGTTGTTAAACTTTGGAGGTATAATAGATTATCATCCATTTCAGAAAATGTTAATGGACTACCGTCAGAACGTAATATTAAAGGCATTTCTTTTTAATTTTATTAGTTATATATCCCTAAATCTATTATTCGTTAGCGAAGTAGTCACTAAGGATATAACCAGCTTCTGTGTAATAAAGGGAAGGGAATAATGTTGGTGCTACTATAAATTCTAAAGATGTCCAGTTACTTGTTGATCCATTAGTACATATAGTAGCTACATAAATAAAGTAATTTGTGTTTATCTTTAATCCCGTTAATACAACTTGTGGGGTTAAAAGATTTGTCCCACTAAAGGTAGTTGGTGGAATCCCCGTAGTATTGAGTTGATAAATATATTTAGTTGCATATTGAGTGGGTTGCCATGTAATTGTACATCCCCCTGTAACTATTCCTCCTACACCAACCGTTGTTGTAAAGTTTCCTATACCAAAGCCAGATACTATACCACAATAAGACCCATCTAATATTCCGGAAGTAAAAGTAACACTATTAGGAGTAAAAGAAGAATCATATAAAATGCTACTTCCTACTGGAATGTAATCTGTAATTGCTAATGAATTGTCATCCATTAATTTACCTAAATAATTTAATGTCCCATAAGTTGCTATACAGACATCAAATATTGTTTGGTTATATGTAGTTATGTATGTTTTCATTATGATCTGGTTGCATTAGGAACTATATTTAAAATATTACCGGCGTTATCGAAAGTAATTTTTGGGATCCTAGTCTTATAACCATCCTTCTTTAACTGTGATATTATCAATGCGGATAGCTGGGTTATATTTACATCTGAATCTTGGTATAAAACTATACCACAACCAACGGCAGGAAACTGTTTCCAATATCCTAATGGATCATTAATAATATCATGAATGTGCTGATTGTCTGATAAACCCGTCACAAAATCCCCACTTTGAACTAGTAAATCCCCATTATTTATTTGATTTAGTAAAAAGTCTTTAGCTGCTGCCATGGCGTATATATCTTATTTTTATGACCCTAATACCCCAATTATCTCGGTAGATAGTATTGCTAGATTACTAGTGATTGTTGCTAAATTGGTAACAATTGTTCCAACTCCAGCAGAATAAGCAGATGCACCAGAGCTAAAACTACCGGCAGCCCAAGAAGTAGTTAATAAAGTTACTAAATTAGTTAACTGATTATTAATATCATTTAGATTGGATTCTATTTTAGTTGCTATATCAGATAGACTACCAGCAGTATTACTAGCTTCAAGCTTAGTACCAACTGTTAATCCAATTCCTAATTGTTTAATTAATTGTATTTTATCTTTGTCTTGCAAATATTCTGTAGTATTTGGACCAGAAATATGAGGGGTAAAACTACCATTTGTATCAAAGGTAATAGACATACCATCAGTAACATAAAAATTAATCGTATCTTTTTGTTGTCTCGTTTCAGAACCAGAAATAATAGTTCCTGAAGAATTATTATTAGCCGATATAGAAATAACATCACCTTGATCATTAGATAATTCTAATAGAGAAGATAAGTTATCTGTTGATTTAGCAGTATTGTTATATAAACTAACAGCAGAGAATTGTATAATAAATGGATCCAACCAATTCATTACTCCGATGATTACATTACTACCTTGTGTTGGTATATTATATGGTCCATCAGCAACTCCTGCCATCAATCTAACATAAGGATAAATTGTTGGAACATCATTGCCTGAATCTGAAGATGTGTCGGTTAACACTTTAACTGCTACTATTAAATTTTCTGAATCAAAACATATATTTCTATCTACCTGATAATTGTAAGTAGTAGCACACTCATCGTCAGTTAAGACCTGCGCCATATAAATTTTAATAGGATCATTATTTGGTCCATGTGCAATCTGTCTAATTAAATGTCCTATATTACTCATATGCTATATACTTGGGATTTATTTTTGTATGTATAATATACTGCTGTATTAGAAGTAGTTTTTAATATTTCATATTGACCAGCTGTTTTATTATAATTTACCTGGTAATGTAAAAATATTTCTTGCTCAATACCTATATTTTTATTAGATTTTAATATAACACCTTTCACCTTATAATTACCCTGACGCTCTGGATATAATGGATCTATAATATTTACTATATCACCTATATTAACGAAGGGATAACCAAATGTAGTAATACTTCCATAATAACCAGTATAATGTATACTATTTAATCTTTCATAACCAAACTTAGCCATATCATATAATGAACCAGAACCAGGTAATAATTTATTAGTACTTCCTGCCCCGGTTAAATTATAAGTATTAGTACCTGCATCATAAACTAAATCTATATCACTAGAATAATAATATGTAACAATTGAACCACCAATATCACCAATAACTACATTGGAACTTTTTGTTTTTTTAGACGGATTACCAGTAGTAGTATTTACTTCAACTCCACTAATAGGATCAAAATCATTAACTATCTGTGTTGATTTTATTATAGCACCCATTAAAAAATCTTCCTGTCTTTTCCAACAAAGATTTGATTTTAAGACATTTCCACTTGGTCCATTTAAATAAAAATCATAAAGCCGTGGTTGGTAAACTTCCTGTGGTACATATTGACTATATCCAATATTTAAATAGTTTCCAGGGTATCCTGCATTAGATGTTTTATTAAAAATGTAATTAGTTGGTAGATTTAATATCTCATCTGTTCTCCCTAATGGAACATTTGAAGCAGATGATTGCTGTAGAAAATAAACATTTTGGTTATATACACTTTTAATAACATCAAAGAGAGTATAAACAGTAGCATTAGATACTATATTAATATTACCAGCAGATCTAATTGGTTGATTAGCAAGAACAATATTAGGCTTAGGAACCGAAAAGTTACCACTTCCATCTATACTTTTTATAACGCCATTTACTTTTTGTGCACCTGTATTCCATATTAATGGATAAATTCCTTTCTTTATTAATAATTGATCATTAATGGTGTTATTTAATACATCCAAAAGAATTCCTGGTAGCGTATTCTTAGAATATGATTGTGGATTTGAATCCGAATTAACTATATTTACTAATACATAATTACCATCAATATTTTTTACGACACTATTGCCTAATCCGACATATGATATTTTTTCACCAGAGTTTAAATTTAAGGTACTAAGATTAAGATTAACAGGATATGATTTATTTGGTATTCTAAGTTGTTTAAAATACCACATAAAGTCCTCACAGAGTAATTCTATATTTTCCCCAGATGAAATAGAAGCAATATATCCCTGATATTGTTGATATAATTTTAATGGATTATTCGATGAGTTTATATTATTTCCATTAAGATATCCCATATAAACCGTTATCATATCTCCTCTATTAAATAAAGGAGTAGCTGTTGCTGCTGGATCCAAGAATTCTACTCCTTTAATAGAATCAACATTTTTAACAAACGATTTATCTAAATTATTATAATCAACCGTATTGATAGTTTTTGTTAGCTCTCCACCGTCACTAAATATAGTATTATCAAACGCATCTATCCCTCTCTCAGATCCTTGAAATCTTTTAAATATATTCCCAGTAAATCTCTTTGGTAATATTATTTTTGCTGTTTGTATTAGATAATCTATTGATTTACTAATTTCCAAATCCTCGAATAGAGTGAAATAAAATATCTTATCCCTATCTAATGTTTTATTATCAGAAAGGGATATATTAGTGCACTGTTCTATTTTTATAAAAGTAACTACTTGTAGCATTTTAGAAATTTAATATAGATTGATATGATGTGGGATCATCAGAATAACAAGTTAATGTTATTTTTTGTTCTGAATACCTACCTTCCTCTTGTGAAATATTATATTCTTCTATAACAACATAATCTATACCAAATAGATTTAGATAATCAGAAGTTATATTAATAGCTACTGGGGCTTCACATATTGAAATTAAATCCTGTATAATTTTCACGGGATAAATTCCATTATAATTTTCACCATTGTATTCTATATCATCACCTAATGTTATAGTAGCTTCTATCTGAATCTCATAATCATCTGTATTCATATAAGTTTTAATACTCCCATCTCTACCTAATACTTGATTCCTAATTATTGCTTTCCTTTGATTTACTTGTATTAAACAAGTTGATATATGTAATTCCGGTAAACTAACTTTATTTATTAGCGTTGTTAAATTATTAGAATCATAAATTTGTTGTCCGCCTTTACATAATATAATTTTACCTATGTAAGTTTGACCAAACATATTAGTATATGTATTAAATGGTCCCCCATCAATGTCTCTTGTAGGATATCCATTTATTTTAGTAGCTTCAACACCTGTTTCTATTAAAGCATCTTCAATTTTGGTTATACCAACTTGTTGCGCTAAATTAGCTGCATAATCTATACCATTAAATACAACTTCCTTTAATTGTGCATCACTAGGAGTAGTGTTTATAATAAAAGGTACTGGAAAATTATTTTGCTGCTCTGCCATATTAATATTTTATTTTGTTCTAGCTTCTATTTGATTAATACTATCCCCAAGTGCTTGTGATAATAGCTCCTCTACTTCGTCCTTTATCAGTTTTCTATTATTAGGTTCTAAGAAAGCTCCTCCCGTTGAAGTATTTTCTATTTTGAAATTACCCATACCTCCATTAATAGTTACATATATGTTGGTATTTTTTGGGCCCTTGACATTTAATTCAGAGGCATTATTCTTATTTCGTATACCAGAATCTGGAGATTTTAAACCCGAATTAATATGAAGAAATTTTCCGAATTTAAGTAATATTTTATCGGATAAGGATTTCTCCCCCTTTCCTGCCATAAATTCTAAAAAAGCTGGACCGTGTAAATTTGGATTTATTGATTCTGATTCTACTGGATTATTTCTTAATACTTCTCTATCCCTTCTCTCCTTAGCTAGTCTTTTCTTGTATTCATTCTTTTCCATTATATTCCACCATTCAATAGGTTCGCCATTTTCCTTTGTTCCAAAGGCTCCTTTGTCCTGCCCTAATAAATGTGCAACCACGTCTGTAGCCATCCAAGCAATACCAACAACAGTAGCTCCTTTAACTATATTTCCTACTACCCCTCCAGCCCTAGCTGCTATACCTCCTGCAGCCGCAGCCTCTGCAGTTGTTAAAGATGATGCTGCACTTGATATTGGTTGTCCCATAGAATTTACTAATCCTGTTGCTGCAGGAGCTGCTAATGAAGATACACCCATTTTAGATGCCATTAATTGTATAGCGGTAGCTGCTTCTGCCGCGGCTACTCCTAAACCTTGTATAGAGATTGTAGTTTTTTCAGTAGCAGATTGCTCTAATACTTTAACGCCATTTATCTTTTCTATCCACTCAGTAAATTTCTTTAATCCATTTAATAATCCTTTACCAACTAAAAATATAGTTAGATCTTTAAGGCCAATTATTAAACTTGTAGCTATATTCTTAATTGTTTCGAAATGATTTGTAACCATTTCATTAATCCAATCAATAACTTTTTCCATCCCTGGTAAAAATCTTTCCTGTATAGCTAATCCCATTTTACCTAAATTATCTCTAAGTGCATCTAGTCCTTGATTTAATTTATATTCAGGATCGGCTTCGTTCATAGCATTTCTCCTACCTTTAACCCCGGGAAGATTTTTAATTATTTCAAGCATTTCAGCTCCATAATCATGACCCTTTAATCCAGCTCTCTTGATCTTTTCTTCATTTTCCTGATATGCAGTTGGACCAAATTCGGCAAAGATTTTTTTAATATTTTCTTTATAACCTTTATTAGATGGCTTTAAAGATAAAACCTGCTGAAGCTTTCTTCCTGCTTCCTCTATATCTCCACCATCAGCAATATTAGCAGCTGTCTTAGAAAATTCTTCCCGAAATGCTTCATTAGCATTACTAAAAGCCTTTATTAGATTATTTTGGAATTTAGCTACATCTACATCATTTAAAAATCCTAATTTGGATAATTCTTCTCTCTCATTCTTTAAATTTTCAACAAATTCCTTGGAATACTTTCCACTATTTTTTAATTGATTATTCATTATAGCAACTTGAATGTTCAAGTCCTTCATTTCCTCCATTCCTTCTTTAATGAACTCAAATCCTTTAAATGCAGCAAAACCAATACCTAATGTAGTAAATAATTCCTTACCAACCTCATGTATTTTTTCTAATCTTTTTTCAAGATTTTCTGCACTTTTTTCCGCATGTTCCATTACTTTCGTAAAGTTGTCATGCAGGTTTAAACCATAATTAATAGTATTTTCTGCCATAGCTTATATATAGGTTATATATCTCTATTTTGGGGTCTAATAAACTTTAAAGAATTCTTAACAATAAAGTTCTTAATTATTCAAAAAAATTGCTGTATATTTGCTTTATGAAAAATACTTTAATTCTTTCCGTCTGTGTTTTAATTTTAATACTCTGTTTTACTTATTTACCGACAGATGTTTCAGCAGTAATAAGTATGCTAATTTGTATAACAGGTATTATATTAATAAGTACGCACAAAAAAAAGGAATAGTTATTTTCTATTCCCCTTTTTTCTACCTGCTATTTTCTTAATTAGAGGTTTATGTGTTATTTTAGGTATAGGTAAATTTAAAGTATTAATAGGAACACTTTCATCCATATGTCCCATCTTAATAAGACAATATCTTAATTCCCCCCATCTCATCAAAAGTTCCTCATCGGTTAATGTATCGGGATCTATTTTAAAATGAAATCTTATCCAAGCGGAGATAATTCGCTCTTCTGGTGAATCATCATTTACCTTCCAAGCTATTTTTTTTTTGTTTCTTCGTAGATATCTATACTTGAGCTTAATACCTTATTAGTAGAAAGAATAGCACCTACGTTAATATCATCGTAAATAGGATTTTCCGATCCTATACGAGGATCAGATTCTTCCTTTATAAGACATAATTGTAATAAATAATTGCCTGATTCTACTTTCCCTTTTTCTATCAGTATAGAGACCGCCTGTAATTTTGCAGCCCTAATGGGGGTTTTAAGGAACCCAATAGCTATATCCAATGGGGATTCCTTTTCCAGTAAACAAATTGGATGTACTTTTGTATTTAATTGTAACGATAATTCAGCTGCTTTAGTTTGAGCGAATTCATTAGCTTCAGTTAAGCTAGCAAAGGTTTGTGATTGGAACATATCTTTCTTTATATTTATTTAGATTATATATCTCAAAATAAAAACTGAGATTAGGGATAATCTCAGTTTCAGTTCTTGTTTGTTCGTTATAGGATTAAGAAAATCTTTCGATCGAACCTATGATTAACGGTATAGTAACTGTTAAACCAGTACTACCCTGCGTAGCGTTCATTGGATTCTCCATGAATTCAACCTGACCGAGTACGTCTGTACATGCAGAAACTGTAGATTGACCAAAATTACCATATGATACAGAGATGTTAAACCAAGGTATAGCTAGAGGGTCTCCATTAGGAGCAGCCTGACATATACTTCTCCAAACATCTAAATATAATGTAATAGATCCGGTATAAGTTACGTTACCATAACCTCTACTAATTGGCTGATTGTACCAACCATAATGATCAACCTTATTCTGCTTACTATCATAAGATAGAGCAGTAACCTGAGATATAGGGCTTCCTAAAAAGCTAATAGTTAAATTAGCCCAGTCGTAGCTGGTCCCATTTATGAGTGGAACGAATGATAATGCCATTTTAGTTAATTTTATTTTTCTTTTAATATAAGCAGCTTTTAAGGCTTCGCTCATTTTTTGTTTCAACTTATATCGATAAAGAGTATCCGAGGGTAACAGATATATTGCGAGCAATACCAATACCTACAATATTAACTACAATATCAATAGTCGAAGTTGATTGTACATTTTGTGAAGGATCTATAAAGCAAGAATAAGCAGAGATCTCACCATTAGAAACCATTTGACCCATACTAGGAGCAATAGCATCTTTGAATACTCTAATTGATCCATCAGTAAGAGTACCATCGGCATTTAGATAAAGATCACTATTTTCAAGAGGAGTAAAAGAACTATAAATTACTCTCTGTGCTTTTCCGATTACCCTATTTCTTTCGATATAAGCGTAGTCAGAAGTTATTAAACATGCACAATGTGAATCATTCCAATATGATCCAGTTATACCAATCTTATTAATTAAGAAAATATAACCATAAGAATCTAATTGTGTTTGTAGTCCAGTACTTACATTATGTGATAGAGATCCATTTGCAAAAGAAATTGTTTCATCTTCTGTTCCATTACTAACATTAAATTTACCTACCCAAGCAATATCATTTTCTACTTTAGAAAGTGCTACTGTACCAAGACATGCACCCATTGCTGGAACGGAGGTACCTGTTATCATAGATAGCCAAGCGCCTTGAGCTCCACCATCTTGTGCAATAACACAAGATACATAGTTATCGCTTCTAGCCCTAAGATTAGGAAGGGTAGAAAGATCACTAATACTAAAGATATTAGATGAATAAATAGCTGATGCAGGAGAATAGTTATTAAACATTGTAACCCCTACTGCCTGTATAGCATCAAGATCTGCTGTAATGTTAGAGGATGATGTGCCATGTGCACTATTAACCATGAATTGTCTGATCTCTCCACCAGAGAAGATCTGCATTGAATTAAGTTCCGTAAATGTATAAGTTCCAGGAATTGCATAAAAACCAATCCAAAGTTTACCATTGGGATGTTTTCTAAAAAATTCTGAGATTTGATAATAGTAAATATTTAATTTACCAGCTACGCCACCAGAAAAAGCACCATTTGTTATAACACCAGGAGATAATGGATTACTTTCTGTAACATTAGTACTAATCCCATTAATTGCAATACCTAAACCTGGTCTTGCAGTAAGTATTACACTAGTAGAAGATCCACTAGCAACATATCCTGTTGAATATGAATTAGCATTAATAGCAGCCCTTAAGGAGGTTGCTACTATTGATGTTGATGTGTCTGTAGATAATACTGTATATGTTGCTAAAACAACTGTATTTGCTGCTCCTCCGTTAATAGTAGGTTCTGGAACTTTAACTGTAATAACATCTCCTGTTGCAGGACGTGCAGAAACAGTGAAAGTAGCAGTAGCTGCTGTCTCATCACTATAAGTATTGGTAATTCCTAAGTTTACTGCATCTTGTAATGAAAAAACTGCCTGAGGTGTGGACAAAGTCATACAACTTGGAGCAGCTGCTGCATATACAAGATAACCTGAAATATAATCACTACCTGGTATAGGGGTTTGAAGTCCTCCTTGTCCAAGCGTAAAAGTTATGCCGTTAAGTGCCATTTTTATAATTTATTATTAGTAACTACCGTAGATTCTATTCCGATTCTTTTGGATTTCCTCTCTTAGTTGTTTTCTGCTTTCGAACTTATTAACCTCTTCTGCAAGAACATCTGGATGCTTATTAATATCCATTGGTTTTAAAAGATATTTATTTTCGTCTATACCTTCCTTATTACACCAATACCAAACTTGCTTCTTCATATTTGAAGGCATATCCCTTTTATCCGATGGATCTGGTATAAGTTTCTTCTCTGCAGCTTCTTCTCTCCATTTCTTAACCAAATTAATAATATCTTCAGCCTTTAAAAATGTTAGAATCTCATCTTCCTCAATTCCTATTGGTTTCCTCATATAAATTTGGTTACCTTCCCTATCTAACATAGGTTCACCTGATACGAGATATCTTTCTTCATAGTCCATTATTAATTTACTATAAAGTTTTGGTGCAATCGATTTAGGATGTCTATAAAGTTTAACTTTAAACCATTCCCTTCCATCAGCACTAAAGAATACATAATTAAAGGGTAATCCTCCTGTGTATTCTTTCCCCTTTCCCCTGATCTCTGCATTCAAAAAATCTGCTATCTCCTGCAATTCATATGCAGTACAATTCCAAGATTTTTTTTGTTCAATCTTGCCTTCGCCGATCTGTTTTCTCATTTTTCTTTCTTTCTTTTATTCTAATATTTAGAAGAAGACATACCAAAAAAGTATGTCTTCTTAAAATTAAGATGTTGTTAGGAATCCAGAACCAACCCAATCTGCTCCGTTGTAATAGAAGCTAGCGAATACTGTTTTAGTAGTAGTCAAGGAGAATGTGTTAGTAGGCATTTTAAAACCAGTACTAAAAGTAATAGTAAAAGTAGTAGCTGGAGAAACTAGATCCGATACTATACAAACCCTAAGAATATCTCCTACGTTTTGTGTACCAACTGTAGCAGTAAGAGTTGTATCACCATTAGTTGTTAATGGTTGAACGTCTGTTTCATGTTGAGTTGTAACAATGTTTATTGTTGACGCCCAAGCAGGAGTTTGCATGTCATTAGTAAGTACCCTACCTGTAACATCCTGATTAGCTCCTGGGGTTAAATAATATGTTAGTGCCATTTGTTTATGTTTTTATATTTTTATATATTCCCTTCTTCTTATGCAAGGATATTAGTACATAATACTGTTTGTGTTGCGAAAGAATAGTTTACATCCGCTTTAAACAGCATCTTACAGTAGTAAAGTTCTGAAGGTGAACTAACTTTATCAAACTTGATCTGTGAAGAATCCTTGTCTGAGTTAACACCAAGCCAGAAAGCTGCTTCGTCAGTATCAATTGCTAATGCAACTACGATAGTGTTGTCTGGTAGACCAGCAAGTGCTTTAATCTCATAACCTTTATACTGCTGTTTAGTAGCATCAGTATTGAAGGTATCTTTATAGGTAAGTGAAGCAAGTGCTTCGTTATAAAATCTTTGTGTATCATAGTTCATACAGAACTTAATATCATCAAGCCTATTTAAGATAGCAAATGGTATTGCTTGATAGCAATTTTGCATATAAGTAAGAATGTTGCTAGAAGTAAGTGTAGTTCCGGTTACTTCAATAGTAGTAGGATCGTTCAAAAGTTTGTAGATCAAACCATTAAAATATTGGAAATAAGCATCACCAGCTGCTTGGTTTTTAGATGCTGGAGTAACTCCACCATTTGCTGGGTTAAATTCTTCCCTTGCTCTCCAGATTGAATTTTCGTTAAACTCATTCGCCCTTTTTAATAGTTGATAAAGCAAATAAGATTCAGCGGTTGGAGGAAGTTGCTCGTCGATTAAGCTTTCACCTAATTCTTCTGCATACCAATGCTGTTCGAAATCTCTAGGGTTAAATTCTAGATAGATCATGTAATCCTGAGGCTCTAAAAGAACTGCACTTACATTAATCTGTCCTGCACTTACTGGGGTAGCTTGTCTCGGCTGTACAACGTTTATTACGTCCAAGGTAGGAATTCTGTGAGCTTTCTTGATTCCTGTTATGATGTTAATCGCTCCTTTTTTGATGGTATCTATATCGATAACAGCAGGAGTTAACATAAAGGATGCTGCTTCTCCGGCATATGAGGTATCTAAGATATTTAATGCTTCTGCCATTGTTGGTTGTTTATATTATATTAAGTATATATCTCTTGTATTACTTTGTTTCTTTAGTCTTTTTAACAGAGTTCATTAACTGCATTACACCGTCAAGAATTCTATCTTTTCTGTTTGCCTTGTTTAGGGTACCAAATCTACTTTCAGCCGGAAGTTTATCTTCTATCTTAGTAGCTGTCTTGTTCACCTTTAATGAATTAAGAAGCTTGTATGTAGTATCAAAATCCTTTTCAGCTTGAGATGTCCATGCATTCAAAGTATCTGCGTCATTTTTAATCTTACCAGATTTAACAAATACATTAAGCATATCAGAAATCCTTTTAGCCATTGTATCTTTTTCAGATTTAGCTTTAGCCTCTTTTAAAGAATTCATCTCTTTTTCCATAGACTCCATCTTATTCTTCATGTCCATGATCATTTTATCCTTGTCCATGATTTCTTCGGTCATAGGTTCTTCGTCAACAGTTTCCATTTCTTTACTGCATTCTGCGCCCATTTCTTTAGAATCCATGGTATCACCATCTTCATAATCTTCCCTTCTCTCATCAGCATCTTCGTCGTCGTTATCATCCCCTTCATCAGAAGAATTCTTAACGTCAGAAACAGTAGTTTTATCTACAGCTTCTGCTTTACCTTTATTAGAGATTTCGGCAAGGGTCTTTGCGAAAGAGGAAAAGCCTTTCTTATCCTCTAGTTTATCTGCTTTAACTTCCATATCATTGTCTTTTTTATTGTCTGTTTGGTCTTGTAGTTCATGAATGAATTTATTCATAACTAAAGTAGATATGTTATATATCCTTTTTGCTTCGTTTAGTATTGTAGTTTCCTTTTTATCCTCTATAATATTAAGTCTTTTATCAGAGGTTGTCTTAATTTCTGTAGCAAAGCCAGCATTAAAAGCTTGTTGAGCATTAATCCAGGTTTCTTGATCCATCATAGCAGAAATTTCTTCTTCATTTCCATTATCTTTACAGATCATTTTAACAATTGAATCCCTAAGTTCTATTAGTCCTTTATCAATACTACCATCCAAATTATAAGGATTGTGAACCATTAATTTAGAATAATCTGCCATTACCCTATTTTCTCCGGAGAGGAATATGATGGCAGCACTTGAAAGAGCTACACCAGCACAGAAAGTATTTACTTGCATTTTAGTTTCCCTGATAGCAGCATATATTGACATAGCGTCTATAACAGATCCACCAACAGAATTAATAACTATTTGAACTTTTCTTTTACCAAGATTATCTAAATTATATAGTTCTTTAGCAAATATTGATCCCATGACTACATCCCATTCTCCTATCCCGCCCTGTAGGAGCATTATAGGTTCCTGAGCTTCTGGATCAACGCAATATAAGTATTGGTCATTATATAACATATCGTGTATATATCTTTTATTTTCTTGATTTTATAGAGTATTGAAGCTAATATTATCTAAATAAATATACCAAGAAGTAGCAGTAATTGATACCCCTGATTGTGGAATTAATACAACGTTGCCTGAAGTATCTATTTGGATGTATCCTGGCTGAAATTGGGCAACACCTGCATTATTATTATAAATACTAGCTGCAAATCTCCTAACCTGTGATGGACGATATCCAGCAGGTAAATTAAATAATGAGGTTGAAGGGGACGCCACAACGTTATTCCCAATTACCCCACCCAGCCTAACATTATTCATACCATCTTTCAAGTAACAAACCTGTGAAGTGGCTACGTTATTCCATCCTGCTGATAAAGAGGGGAAGGTCCAACCAGTTATTGACACCTTTGTATTTAATGTAGAGATTTGAGTTGTGTGAGTACCAACGGTAGTATTTAAAGAGTCTATTAAAGTTTTAACCGTTGCAAGATCATAATAAGAACCAACCCCTTGTAATGTAGAGATGTTTTGATTATAAGTTAATTGATTATAATTAAAAGTACCAACCCCGGTAGTAGCATATGCCCAGTTTATAGATTGAATTTGATGTGCATTAAAAGTAGTTACTCCATCATTTAATAATATAGGATCCGCATTAGCTCCTGTCATATAAGTAGTAGTAATAGTACCCATATAAGTATGTCCAATTAATGGAGGATAAATTAACCCTACTGCAGCGTTACTAATGTATAATGCTCCATTCCAAAGTATTAATCCAGCACTAATATTAAAGGAGGAGGTAATTGTTATTTGACATCCATAAATAACATAAGGAACAGTTGCACTATAGCTAGATCCAGTAGCAGAAAGATTAGTTACTAATGCTTGTGTTATTAGAGTTATTAATTCTGTAAATGCTTGCTGTAGAAATATCATTGTGCCCTGCTTGAATGGTGCTCCAACGCCGGGTGCAGTTAATTCTGAAGTTAAATATGTTTTCATGTATAGTATATATTATTAATAAGTAACGATATTGTACTTTAATCCTGCAGTTACATATTGATTTGCAAAGTTTGTTATATAAGTATCTACAGTTCCAGCTCCACTATATCCAGGCAAAGTTACATATAAACTATTAGGGAAATAGATTGTAAAATTATTTGATAATGCTGCAGAGCTAATTGGAATTGTAACATTAGTTATATATCCTCTCGAACTATCACTTAACATATTACCGGCAATATAAAAGTCATTACTGATATAAAAAGTGGAGTAATTGACATCGCTGTCCCTAATATAAATATCAGAAGTTCCTGGCGGTTGTCTAAATACGGTACTAAAATATTTATTTAATCCCCACTCTAAAACCATTTTATTACCATTATATAATAACCTTTCATTTAATCCAATGAAATCATCAACTATTAAAAGCCAATGAGTAGTATCACCTAATGGATAAGTATTGCTATTGGTTAAACTTAAAAAGATTGAACGGCTAAAATTAAACCACCCGAGAACCAGATCCCCGATATTATAAGGGGTAGCAGGAGAGGTAGCAACCCATAAAGGAGGTAATGAACCTTCCCTCCACATATTATTTAAGTTGTTTAAATATTGGGCAGGCACCAATAAACAATCTAGATAAGACTCAAAAATTGGTTGTCTCTTATCCGGGGGTAACAATTGTTCTCCGAGTAACGATTCATTGATCCTATATAAATCTGCCATTTATTTTACAATATAATATTCAAATGTATATCCTTTCATCATATTGGAAGTAAGGTTAATGAGTTAACAAAATCATGTCCAAGCGTAGTCTCATCAACAAAATATCCACTATAAGGATTGTAACTAATTGCCACTTGTGTATAATTTCCAACTATATTACATCCATTAACTGGAGATAATGCAGGGAATGGATCAGTATAAGCCCTTATATTAACATTCTTAAATTCAACATCTACTACTCCTGTTACAGATTTTAAAGCTAATTCTAAATCAGAAAGTCTAAATAATCCATTAAATGGTACATTAGCTAAATAGTTTAAATAAGCAGTTTTTAAATTAGCTGATATAGTTCCAGAATAAGAACCTAAATAGGTTACATTAGCCGCACAATAAATTAAATCAGCAGGGATTGAAATACAATTATAAATAATTCCACAGGGCTTAACATAATTAAAGAATGACTGGAATGCAGATAATTGGGGAGTTGATAATGGTACTGGTACAGTTCCGGTAGCAACTTTAATAGCTACCTGATTTGAAAATGTTGTTGTAACAGAGCATCTGCTTATAATCCTATATGAAGAATTAATAGTGGGCCATTCTGGTGCTAATGTTACACCATTCAATTGAATTGTTTGAGGATCTGTTGCACTATATTGGAAATTGAATGCCTGATTTTGTATCCATTGAGCAGTTCCAGGAGGTGCACTAGCTGCTACCCCCTCTACTTGAGCTTGATATACATTCATTAACTGCTCTTCTGTAGCTTGAGAAGTAGCTATAATATAAGCAAATAAATTATAAATAGCAGTAGAGGAAGGGCTAGTTAAAGCCGTACCCAATGTTGGGTTACTCTGTATAGCAGATAAGATTGATTGTTGTATTGTAGATATTGAACGTACAGCTGACATTTGTTTTTAAATTATATACTATATACCTCGTTTTTAAGGTCTTAAGATTTAGAGAATAATTTCTCCCCCAGCACCCCCGCCAGCACCTTCCGCTATATCCAGTGGATCCTGGTCTGGTGGATTAGTTACATATAATATAGTTGGTACTACAGTCCAATTTCCAGAGGTCTTAATTAAATATTCTCCATTAAAATAAGGGCATCCAGAAAGATCACAATATCTAGTCTTAAAAGTTTCTATCCAATGGTAGATCATATTATGTTGATAATCCTCCTGCTCTTTCTGGAACATGAAAGTATTAAAAGTAGGTGCTTTAGAATAGTTAGTAAAATATTTCCTAATACTAGTTCTTAAATCAAATACATCTAAATCCTGATCTAATGTTCCATCTATTGCATCTAATTGTTGATGGCAAATATGGAATTTAATATAAAGATCTTGTACTGATACACCTACTCCCCAAACCTCACTATTAAAATCCTGTACCTCTACAAATATTGCAGGAAAAAGAAAACTATAATTAGTTCCCTTTAAAGTATTTTTAACATGATCGTTCCATACCGCACAATACTGGAATAATGGATTATTATTAGAATCCACCATTGCAGTTAAGTCCCCCAAGATTTGTTTTACTCCATCCTTAATTGTCTTTAGTGCCATTTTCTAATTTTTTTCTTTTCCAGTATTCTTTTATTTTGTTAGACATATGCTCCTTATAACCAGGAGTATTCCATCTTTCAAAATTACTTTCTGATATCCTTTCCTTAAAAGAATCAGTTCTTGTTCTTCCGGATAAACTTTTATTCCCCATTTTAGCTGCAGAAATCTTATCTCTTGTTTCCTGTGAAACATTCCTGTTCTTTCCTGCTATACTTATCTTCTTTTTTGTCTCTTCAGAGACAGGTTTATTTATTCTCCCCTCTCCGCTTTCTCCCCCGTCTGTTAAATTGACTAATGTTCCTTTATTTAGATCCTTTCTACCGTAAAATGATATCCACCAAACTTCCGAATTAAATCCTTCTTGTTTTGATAGCCCATCTACAAGTATTTCTACTAAGTATTCAGTTTTGTTAACTATATTTTTCCAGTATTTATTTCTACTAGATTTTTGATAAGCCCTTTTATAACGTAAATGCTTACTATTGTTATGACCTATTCCTATATAAAAAGGCTCGTCCTTATCCAATCTAACATGCCTATAAATATAATAATATGCCATTAATGTTTAAATATTCTATTGACATGGGTTTTTATAATCTGCTCCTGTTCTTTAGACAATTCACCATCTTCTCCAATGAATTGTCTTTTTGGTAAATGCTCTGTACCTTCATTATGATAAACACCATAAGGATTATCAACTTCAATTGTATATCCATCAGGAGTAACATCTTTTATAGAATTCTGTAAATCACTTCTCAATTTACCAGTTTTAACTAATAATGGATGGTGTCCGTCTTTAGCCTCTTGCCATTTATCTTTTTGCCATTCCTCCTGATCAAATTTATTAACGAAGAAATCCCTGGCATTTTCTGCCAATTCTTTCATTAACTGTTCCTTCTGAAAGTTAAATTCGATTATTTTGGAATTGAAATTAAATTTACTCATTAGTAAAATATAGTTTTCATTGGATCTAAAGAAAAATATTCTTCCTCAGAAACTTCTTCGCCGCAATTAATTTCTACATCTCCAAATACTAATTGTGTACCTAGTTCTAAATCTTGTGTTTTTTTGATATATTCAACAAAGACCTGATAATAATCCCTTCTGAGAATTATTTCTTTCAACTTTTTCGTTGAACGTTTATAGTGGCTATAGCAAGAAGCTACCATATCAATCGCAGGATTTCCTGTAAATTCGAATTCGTTCGCAAATTTATTTACTATCTGTTCTGGTGTTTTATTTTCTTCCATTTTAAAATATTTGTTTTTGTATTGTACTCTTTGTTAATTTTATGCCAGTAGCTTCTTCGAAATATGCTTGGTCTACCTCATATCCACTCCCTATTAAATTTTTAACGACTTCACTCATCTTAACGCTCATATCTAGATTCTTATCTCTAATCATAACATCCTCCTCTGAATTAAGGAAGGTAAAATAAAGATCCTCCGGTACTTCTATACCTAATTCCCTCATCTTAGGAAATAAAATTCTATTAATAATTGGTGTTAAATAATTAGCATCCATTTGTTGTTTTGCAACTAAAGCATCTTTAACCGGAGAATGATCCCCTCCTCCTTTACCACCGCCTTGACTACTTCCAAGTTTTCCGGGAACTGAATCAAGAGCGTCAGCATGACCTAAAAGGACCTTACTGATATCTTTATTCCATCTACCTTCTGCCTCTGAATAGGATTTCCAGCCACTTCCACCAGTAGGAGATAGAAATTCTAATCTATCATCCTTTCCAAAAAGCCCCCAGTTTTCACCGCCCTGATTATTTAGAGCAGCTATACCTTTTGATCTTTCTGTAGTATCAGTAGCATTCTCCATAAATAATGCACGATAAGGAGCACCGAACATCTCTAAAAAATCCATATTAAATCCATAAAGATTTCTAAGATTGATCTCTCTAAGCGCAACCGAATAAAGAAGTCCTAATCCACAAGAATTAGTACCATTCTCTGTTGGGGTAGGTAACCATATATGCCAGGGAGCATATTCTGGATCATCCCAGCTATAACCAGCTGGATTGTATGGTATACTAGTTACATGTTTTCTTTCTGGACTAATTAAATCCCTCCTAATAATGCTTAACTGCGGAAATTCATTTTCCGCAATATCACCAAGAGATATTAAACTATATCCAAAAAATAAGGCATCTAAAGAATAAGATAGAAAATCAGAGAACCAAGGAGCGCTTAAATAATTTGTCCATTCTTTATCAGGATTACCACTCATATCGCACATAGCAAATTTTCTAAGAAGTGTTAGTTCTTTTCTCCTCTCTATACATGATTTAACGTGGGGATTCAAAACTGTATCCCTGTATATCTCCTGTACTAATACTCTGTAAGGAAGAATACTTTTTTCTGTCTCTATTATAGCATCCCTCCAATCTTCAATAGTTAATACTTCCCTTGCAGGAGGTACTGGCAATTGATAATTAGATAGATTTTTTCTATTATCTAAAGACCCCCCATTATTATTCAATAAAGAATAATCCCTTCTCAAATTACCTGCCTGTGTCGGTTTTTTAAGTTCCGGCATTAGGAAGGAATTTTTTATAAGGGTCAACGCTGAAGTATTTCTCATTTTAGATATTATATTAAGTATATATTCCTATCTATAATGATTAATCTGGTCTAGCTGCTTCTACCTCTGCTATAAATAGATTCAATAACTTTTCTTCTATTTGATTAAAAGGTACTCTAAAAGTCTGAGGTTCTGTTACTGGAACAGTTACAGGAGGTTTTTCTGCCCAATCAGCAAATTGTCCATTAACTATAGTAATTAGTCTATAATCAGACCCCCCCATATAAGATACTGGTTTATGACTATAGATATTAGCCACTAAAGCTGGTAAAGTAGCTAAAGAAGCCAATTTAACCTTTTTGTTGCGTACTCCTTTACCTATTAATTGTACTTCCCCGTATGCGAACGCATGAGCGGTATTCCAAGTTGGTGCTGCCATTTTATATTTTTATATTTATACTATTGTTAATATTCCTAAATTAGACCAAACCGATCCAGAAGGTAAACCCACTGGACTTGTTGGTATTGATTTAATTGAAAGATTGTTAACAAATAATGCGTTATCTCTATCAGCTGTAATACAACTTCCTATTATTGATGTGAAAGCACGTTCACAAATTGTATTATTATTACCTATTATAGTACTATAATATACACCACTTGTTGTACCCGATATTACATTTAGTGATCCTACAAGTACCCCCGAGTGATAAGATCCAGAAACACTATTTTGATTTCCACTTAATATAATATTATAATCAGAGCTATATGTACCAGAACAAGTTATAACATTATCAAATCCACCACCAATTATATTAAATTTACCAGAAGCACTATTACAGCATCCTCCTAAAATAGTTTGATGCCCATCAGAAGTTGATGCCGTTAAAGTATTACAAAATCCTCCAAGGATAGTAGAGTAGCAGGTGGAAACGTTATTTAATACCCCATTAACAACAGAAGATTGCCTACCTGAAATTATATTATTTACCCCATTCCCAATAAATCCATAATAGCTAGAAGCAGTATTTTGATATCCGCCCGAAATTGTAGAAAAACTTCCGGAGATTATATTTCTAACTCCTCCGCCTATTATACCACCATAATATGAAGATATAGAATTAAAGTTTCCTCCTCCTATTATAGAACCAAATACTGTATATCCGGAAATTGTATTACAACAACCACCTAAGATTAAGGAAAATGGTAAATATCCACTATTAGTTGTTGTACAGATATTATTACAATTACCACTAAGTATAGTAGAATGTTCTGACCCATGAATTGAATTGGAATTACCTATACCTATAAAAGAATATCCCGAATAATCAGAAATTGTATTAGTTCCACCCCCTAATATTCCAGAATGACTACTAGTTGCAGAAATGCGGTTAGTTTCTCCAACAACAATAAAAGAATGATCTGATGATATTATATTATCACTACCAGTTAGTATAACAGAATTTGAACCTGCTACAATACTTCTAAGACCATTCAATGCTATCGAATAATTGCCAGAAGCAGTATGAGAAAACCCAGTACCTATTAAAGAATTCCATCCAGAAGCCATACCACAAATACCACCTAAAATGGTGGATCCATAATAAGAAGATGCTGTATTACATACACCGCCTAAAATAGTAGATCCATATAAAGTATAACTTCCACTAATAGTATTACCAATACCACCAAGAATATGGTTGAAACAACTACTACTATAATAACCGGAAATGGAATTGCAAATTCCATTTCCTATAAAACTATATTGTGCATTCCCAATAGTACTATTACTAGCATTTCCAATAAAGTTTGTTCTATCTTTTATAGTATTTTCTAATCCTCCAAGAATAATACTATATTCTCCCCCATTGATTTTGTTACAAAATCCATTAATGATAGTAGAATAACATCCCCCCGCAAAATTATTTTCTCCTGCCAATACCGAGGAATAGCTACCGCTGGCGGTATTTAATCTTCCACCAAGGGATCCAGAATAATTACCAGATGCACTATTTCCAACTCCAATTCTATAACTAGAACAAGTTCCTCCACTTAATGCAAAGATCCCGCCACCGCCACCTCCTGTACTTGTGGATCCTACTGGTATATAATTTATACCATCAAATTGAAAGGTTAAAACAATTGCATAACTAATTGAAACAGAAGGAACATCAAATCCTGTATTAAAAGTAACAGTTTGAGGAGATCCTAAATTAACAAGATATAATTCTATCTGATCTAAGAAATAACTATTAGTAGTATCAACATCAAATACTGTAGTTCCTGATAAAGGTTCTACAGAATAATAAGTTGTATCATTATCGGGCTGTTGAAGATCAATATTACTAGAATAAGGAACACTAACTAGGTTCCTGGTACTTACTCTTCCAGTATTATCGTTATTAGGTCCTAGACCAAATCTAGTTGTTGAATATGCCATAGATGTTATATATCCCTAATTTTATTAACGTAAATCCAAACAACTATCACATTGACAAGATCTACCATTAATACCATTTAATCCGTCTTCTCCCTTCGGTCCGGTAGGTCCTGCAATTGAAATACCACTCGTGCCTGATGTTCCATTAATACCTGGTTGTCCTTGTGGGCCAACGATAGAAACACCACTTGTTCCTGAACTTCCATCTCTTCCGGAGGGCCCAACTATTCCTATTGGTCCAGTTTCTCCCATTGGTCCCTGTTTACCTTCCTCTCCTTTTGGTCCTCTAAGATTACCAATAAAAGGAGGAACAAAAGATTTACCATTAAATACTAATTCAAGATATCCTGAACGATCTATTGGAATTTCCTTTGCATCTATTCCACCATCAAATGATATTTTCTTTTCTGTTCCAAGATTTGAAAGAAATAAAAGAACTTTATCACCAGTCCTATTTAGTGTAGTTGAAATATTTAATGTTAAATTACCTTTTAGTGGCTCTATTTCATAAATATTGTAATCCCCCTTAGGAAATAGATCTATTTGTGGTGTATATTTAATTCTCTCCATGGATTTGTGTTATATTCTTTCTTTTTCTATTTATAAATTTCATTGCACATTTATGGGAGCAATATTTATTTCCTCTTCCTGTATATTCTTTCTTACAACTATTACAATTTCTAGTAACAATTGGATGACTACATTCTAATTTTTTATAATGATGTTTATCATGATGCTCTTTGGGTGATAAGCATTGAAGATTATCAAGATTGTTATTTAATGGATTTCCATTGATATGATCTATATGGTATCCTTCTAATATTTTACCAATATATTTCGTATATAAATATACATGTAATCCTATATGCTTGCCCTTATAACATCCTCTATAATAATCCTTTCTATCTATTTTTGTAGAAGATGGATATCTATAGAATTTGATATCATCATACACAATCACTTCCCTATCCACATTTTTGAATCTTTTATCAATTTTCTTAACCTTTTCAGTCTTAACCCTTTCTTTCTGATGCTTCCTATAGTAATCAGTAGATTCTTTATTTGCCCGGATGAGATATTCCTCTCTTGGTTCATTTTTTTCTTTGCGTTGCCATATGTATTATATATGCTATATTTACAAAGTTTCATTATTTCTTCTTTTTTATTGGTGTTTCTTTTACTATATCTTCCAAATCTGTAATTGATATTTTTACAAGATTTAGCTTATAAATATCACCAGTTTTGAGATCTTTCAAGCAAAAATCCTCTAAATTGTCTCCAAATCCTCCTATTATCCATCTACTTTCTGATCCATATACTCCGAATTCAATAGTAGCCTCGGATTGTTTGGGAGAATTAGAGCTGATTTTAATTTGTTTTCTAGGTCCTACAATATCAATATTTGTAGCTGGATTATCGTGTCCAACCCCTAAAAACTTCTTCTTATCGTTGTAATAGAGGTAATTTGGATCCTGTTTTATCAGGTTACTCTTATCTGTATACATTAAAGCACCAATTGTAGAGTCATTTATTATAGATCCTATACGAAGATCACTAGCTGCACCCCCACCCCCTATAGGAAGATAATTATTCCCATCAAATTGAAATTCTATAAAACATGATTTCCCAATACTAATATCTGGAGATAAAATACCTTCCATAAATCTAACCCTCCTGTTTTCGAGAGGATTAGAACTTTGAAGATGGAATTTAACTACATCTCCAAAAAAGGAAAAGTTTGTATTGATTGTAATGTTAAGGTTGTCTGTTAATGGATCTACTGTGATGATAGCTTCTTCTTCATTAACTACATAATTGATTGTTTCTTTATACGGGAGTTCACTAATCCTCCTATACTTGTTGAGAGTTCTGATCTTCATCGCTTTCTTTCTTTATATTATCTTCTTTTGGATAGGTAATTCCGTGGAGCATTATTGTATACATCTCTGCATACTCTTCATTCTTATCACTCCAATATACAATATCTTTAGCAAGATTAGTGATAATCTTCGCCTTCTGAGTTTGAGGTGAATCCATTTTTCTTTCTTTAGATTATATATCACTACTTAATAGCGATTGTTCTGTTTAATGTTTCCGCCATAAGCTCTAATAGTTCCCTGAGTAGGCTGTAATTGTGGAAAATTAATCATAACATAACCTTTTGCAACTTCTTCTAACCATTTACAAGCTGCCTTATATTCTTCTTTCCTTAGCTCAGGAATATTATTAGGAGCAATGGTCCTATGCAAATGATAAATTGCTATATCACAAAGATACATTACCATTTGATGGCATCTATTATCTCCTACCTGCCAATAAAGATCATCAGTAACTATAGTACCAGGGGAAGTCTCGTAAGCATGAACAATATAAGCTGTTTTATTACCCCAATACTGTCCTTGTGCATTATTTGCCCCGTCTGGAAATGTATTTAGATTTGGTACATTACTATAAACAAAATATTGCTGAATATTACTAGTGTTGAATGGAACTGTAGCGCTTGTACAGGTATAAATATATCCTTTCCAATACACCAAATCCCCAATTGCATAATTCTTATTAACATTAAACTCAGGAGCTGGATAAACTGCATTATAAAAAGAATACTGATATCCTAATGCTACCCAAGATGAATCTATATCAGGGGTAAGTTCTGGTGACGCAAAAGGTACTGATGTAGCTGCAATATAACCAATTCCATTATAAATAATACAATCATATTGATTATAACTTGCTCCTGCTATCCAATTATCATAATCAATTGTTACTCTATCACCAGGATTGTATTCTTTAGCAGGATCCCATGGAGCAGTATTAGTAAATTCTGCACCAACATCATATCTCTGCGAAATATAACCAGAAGCTTCTTCTATGGCAACTCTTTCCATCTGTAAAAGAGTATTCTGATTTCTTTGGATAACTTGAGCTACCTGTGCTGCTTGTATAATTAAATTATAGTCAAGCTGTGTTAAATATCTAATTGGAGTTGGTAAATTTGGCATCTTAATTATTATATTACGTATATATTCTTAGGTATCCCTTAATACCTTTTGGATCTCCACTTGCTTTTTACCTTACCTGAAATAATACCAGTAGTTCCTCTAACAAATTGATTATACTCTCTGGTAAAATACTGGCAAATAACATAATCCAGTGCATCACTAGTATGCCCATACTTCTCATAACTAATACCACTATTCCTATCCTTAACCTTCTCTTTCAACTTACTACCATCCGGATCTTCCTTAACATTTAATAAATCCAACGTGATATGCTTACTATTTTCAGGAGAAATCCACATTCTACAATCCTCTATTCTCCCCAAAAACAATTCATTAATAAAGTTACCTCTCATCTTCACACTAGGGTTTGAACGAGTAGTCCTATCGTTAGGATGGAATCTTGAGAGCTCCCTAAAAATAATTACATAATCATTACCCCCTTTTTCCATCCTAGTATCTTTATGATATCCAGCAGCATCACCATAAATAAACATACCTCCTTCATGATTATAAAATCTCTTCCGGATAGATTCACACAAGGCCTTAGTAGTATTATCAGGATTCTTTAAACAAAACTCATCAATCTGATAGAGATTCTTTTCACTAGCCTGGAACGCTAAACAAGTAATATAAGGCTCTACGTTAAAGTCAAACGATAAATGCAATGGCAACTTATTATTATACTCGTACTTTTGTAAATTATTATCTAAGCTAAATTGCTTATAAAACTGATTCTTAACTATCTTATTACACCAAAGACCTAATGCTTCCTGCTGATACTGAACTGGATTAGTCTTCATAGCTTCAAAAGTTAACCACTGATCAGGAGGAAGAAATGAATTATCACGAAAAGTTGAATGATGAATAGTAGCATATCTCCTATAAACAGTACCATTCACCTCACTCTCTAAACATGTTCTAAATGACAACTCACCAGTACCCTCAAAGAATCTCTTATAAAACCAATGATTCTCATAGTCTTCAATAACTGGGTTAAACGTAAATATCTCCTGAATGTAATCAGCCCTAGGAGTTCTAAGAGTAGCACTAATAGTATTATAAGCTTCTTCTGTCTTAGGAATCTCTTCCTCAAACCAGACCGCCGTAGGATTATTCAGGGACTTCAAAGAGTCAGGCTTATTTAATCCCCTGAAAATCACCTCATTTCCTGTCTTAATATGAGTAATCTCTAAAGGATTGAACTTGAACTTAAACTCATTAGTCAATCCCATAACATCAATCTTATCCTTAATCTCACGGAATACTGATTTCTCTAAATTAACATCCAACTCACGAATAGCCACTAACCTATAAAACTTATGACTAACCAAATTCATAACTATCTGCATGGCAACAAAGTTACTCTTAGACGAACCCCTACTGCCATAGAGAACCAAATACCTGTCAGAGCAGTTTATTAATTCCTTAAACCTCTTATTATAAAGTATTTCCATTCTCTTTCTTTTTATTATTTTCCCTCCATCTTTTTTTACTCTCGTCTATTTTAATCCTATTTTTTATATAGCTCTTTTTCATCTGAGCCTTCTTGGAACATTTTTTTGAACAATACTTGATAGTAGTCCCTGTATATTCTTCCTTACATTCGTTGCAAATTCTGGTAGTAATTGGATATCTTGTAATATGTCCCTCCCTAACATGGATCCTGCTATGATTGCTTCTGGAAATACATTCTAAATTTTCTATTGAATTGTTTCCAGTATTACCATCCCTATGATGTATATCATGGCCTTCTGGAATATCCCCATTAACCTTACTCCAAATATATCTATGTAAATATAGATTTAATCCTTTCCCTTTATTTTGATGCGAATAATAACTACCCCAGATCCCTTTAATATTCGGATACCTGTGGAATTTCATACCATCTAATAAAACTGTTTCTTTCATGAGTATTATAGTATGTATCCGTAAAGTGTTTCCTTTTAAATGTCTATCCAACCGGGAAACTGAAATTTGTTATAGGATTTTCTAAGACCCTCAGATTTACCGGACCCTGAAAACAGTCTCGCAAATATCTTTACAGGGGGAAAATCCACAAATAGTATGGTTGTTTTAGAGGATTTCCGTTCCGACTTTATTTCTGGTACTTATCCGACACATTTTATTCTTAACATATCTTTAACAACCACGTTAATGTTAGGGAAACGTTAAAGATATTCGGCATATATGATCATATATGCCGAATATAATATCCAATGCCGACTATCGTTAATTAATCGTTATTTGTGGGCGCCTCCTCTGACGCATTGACGCTGTCAAGTAAGTTAGGACCCTGTCCTCCTACGGTAACACCGTCAACGGTGGGTTCTATTGGTACAGCTATCTCAGTCAATAGGTCTTCGACCACCGTCACAGACGGTATAGTGGCACTCTCTATCCTATCTGAGATGTGTTGTGAGGGTTCTACATCTTTGAGTATAAACTGTGTTGGTGTGATAGTCTGACTGATCAAAGCTTCTTTAGAGTATCCACGTTTACCCCCTTTACTCTCTAAGTAGAACTTAACCGCATTGAAGTTCCTATCTTTGACTGCCATATCTATTAGGGTAATCTCCATAAGATCCAATATGTTATCTCCCACCATATCAAAGTAATCCTTGTATATAGGATTGGTCTTCATCCAGTAGTAGTGATTAGACATGGAGATTTTAGTTTGGTAACACGCCTCACCAACATTACCTAGGTTATAAAAGATACCCAATAGGAGTAGTCTTTCATTCCTAGATAGTCTTTTATCCCGTTTCATATCCCCGTAAACCACATTAACCCATTCCATTAGGGATTCTTTATCCATTCCCATAGCTATGACAGGACCTGCTGTCTTCGGTAATCGCGATAAATCCGTTAAATCCTTTAAATCCACGGCGTCCGCGGTACGGTTCCGTTTCTTTCTAGCTACTTTATCTTTCCTTCTCGGATCGTTGATTGGTCCCATAACTGATTGATACTCAATGACTTATATTAGTTTAGTACGGTTTAGACTCTCCCGGCTTTGTTTGTAAACTGAACCCATCTTGGGTGTGGTCGGAGGTTCAGAAAAACGCGATTTATAGGATTGTGCAGCTTATATATCATTATTAGGGCCTTGTTTCCTACGAGAATGTTACTAATGAATACCGTAGGTATTCAAAGAATTAGTGGACAACAATAAATATAAGTTTAGAAATCCCCTATTATTGATTGGGATTTCTATATAAATCTGTATCTTTTGTAGGTATTTCTTGTTTATTGGGAGAGGTTTCAGAGATGTCTGAGGAGCCTTTATCAGAGTCTTCTGAAAGTGGGGTTAGGATTGTAGAGTCTTTGCTCTTTCTGTATCCTAAAAGGCCTGCACCAATTAATGCATAAGCTACTGCTTGTGTTATTAGGTCTGATTGTTTTGAGAATGCTCCCCATATAAATCCTATTGCGCTAGCTGTGCATATTAATCCTCCCATTGTTCCGCTCATAGATGTTTTACCGTCTGAGTTACTTGTTAATTGACTAAATGAGAATTTGTTTATATTTAGTAGTTCTTTTACTTTGCTTATTGTATTCATTGTTATTTTGTTCTTATATTATAGTGATAGTATTATTTTAATGAATCGAGAAAATTTTGGATCTTTTTATTGGCCTTTCCTTGGATAGTAGGATTTTTTGATTGGTAATATTCTTTTATCCAAGAGGATTGTGGTTCTTCTTTTATTTTCTTTTTAGTGATGTAGCCTGTTCCTAATGCTTTTCTTTTTTCGTAGCATTTTTTTGCTGTTATTTTACGTTGGGCTTTCTTTTTTGCTTGTTCTTCTGATAGGGATAGTGGTTCTTTTTTAACATATTCCTTTCTATATTTGTTTAGTCGTTCTTTGTTTTTTAGTCTCCATTCTTTTTGATAGTCTGGATTTTTTAGTTTCCATTCTTTTTGATACTCCAGGTTTCTAATATGGGTTTCTCTATAAGTTTTTTGATAGGCTTTTCCTTTTAGATAGATTTTTAAAAGTTCTTCTCTTGTCATATCATTTGGATCTTTCTTTTCCATTTTGTTTAATTTATTCTTCTATATTAGGAATGTATGCGTAGTGAGTGCTTTTGCTTATTAGCACTCTTTATTTTGTTTATTTGCTAGGTATTGTGTTAAAGATATTCTTTATATTCTTTAATTATTTGGCACATTTCATATTCTTCTTTGAGGGAGTAAACTTCTATAGCGTTATCGAGAAATTGTCCCCATTCTTTCTTTTCCATATTAAAGGTAATGATATTATCTTGATTTTGTATTTGAAAGCAGGATACGTAATCTAGGTCTAATTCTAGTCCTGTAAATATTGCACTTACTATACAAAACCAAACTCCTTCATCATTAGAAGAGATTAATTCATCTAGGGAATCTGCTTCAAATATTTCCATAAACATATTTTTATATCTAAGTATATATTCCTTACTTATATTGCTAATTATTCAATAATATTCAAGTTAAACGACAATAATTGATAGTATTATGATTGAAACCCCATTAGATATTGATATATAATGGATAAAAAGAAAGATATAATGGCAAAGAAAGAGATTTTAAGGGGAATTCCGATGTATGATACTATATTAAGGGGAGCAAAGGCATTAAATGATGTTGTTAGTTCAACTTTAGGACCAAATGGTAGAAATGTATTATATGTGGAAGGACAGAAAGTATTTACAACTAATGATGGATTTAGGGTTGTTGATAATTTTGTTAATATGAATTTACCTGATGGAGAAGAGTATGGTGCAAATCTAATCAAGGAAGCTTCGATTAAGACTAATCAAGAAGCAGGAGATGGAACAACTAGTTCTATTTTATTATCATATCATTTACTAGAAGAAGGTATTAAAGCTATTAAGAAGGGATATAATCCCATTCTAATTAAGGAGGGAATGTTTTTAGCACTAGAAGGAATTAAGAAAGAATTGAAGAAGATTGATAAAGAATGTAAAACTAATGATGATATTAAACGGGTTGCTACTATTTCTGCAAATAATGATGAAGAGATTGGTAAAATGATTGCTGATGTTTATAGTAAGGTCGGTAAAGAAGGTATTATTACACATGCTAAATGTTTAGCTGATAAAACTTATGTGGATATTAAAGAAGGGTATAATATTGATAAGAGACCTTTTATAGATCCAATGTTTATTAATAACCAAAGGGAAAATTCTTGTCGATATGAAAATGGATGTTATGTTTTAATTGCTTATTATGGTATTAGTAATTTGGATGAGATTAGTAGTTTATTAGAGAAGTGTATTAAGGAAAAGAAAGCTTTATTAATTGTAGCGGACGAAATTGATGAAAGTGTAATGAAAAGCTTTAGATTAGCCAAAGATATGGGTAAAGATTTAAAGGTTTGTGCTATTAATCTACCTTCTTATGCACATTATAAATTAGATTATATTAATGATATTTCCTATTTTATAGATGGAAAGAATATGGAAACTGCAGGATTCCTATTAGGTGCATGTGATTCTTTTATATCTACCAGAGAAGATACATTATTAGTTGGAGGAAAGGGGAGGGTTGAAGATATTAATAATAGGATTGAAGATATTAAAGCACAATTAGATCCTACTAAAACCAAATTTTTTAATGATATTACAAATGAGCGTATTGGAGCTTTGAAAGGTAAATTAGCTTGTATTAATATAGGTGGTAAATCTGAATTAGAGAAAAGAGAAACACAAGATAGAATAGATGATGCTTTGAAGGCAGTTAAAAGTGCAATTGCGGAAGGAATTTGTCCGGGTGGAGGATATACATTATTTAATATTGGTAGAAAATTAAAGATTAAAAGCAATAATCCAGAAATTCAATATGGCTCTCATTTAGTTATTAAGGTATTGGATTGTCAAATTAGACAGAATCTAATTAATTCAGGAAAGTTTGAAGATAAATGGTCTAATATTAAGTTCTTTAACCATGTCTGGAATGCAAAAAATGACAAGTGGGAGGATCCAGCCAAAACTAATGTAATTGATTCTATTAAGGTATTAAGATGTGTTTGTGAAAACAGTATTAGTGTAGTTAGTTCTATATTACTTAGTGATAGTATGTTATTTTAAACAAACGGGCGAACCATCACAATGAATTC